ACAATAAGTTCGATAAGATAAGCGGGGTATCGTTTTTGCCTTACAGCGATCACACGTACCAACAAGCGCCCTACGAGCCTATTGATGCAGCCACCTATAAGAAGCTAGTAAAGGAGTTCCCAAAGGATATTGATTGGGACATTTCTGAAGCTAGTGATATGACTGAGGGTTCACAACAGTTAGCCTGTACGGGGAATAACTGCGAACTCTGAGTCCTTTAGGCCCTTCGGGGCCTTTTTTATTCCCTTGATGAACCCGCTACTGCGGTTCCTCCAACAGCTCCAGCAAGACCAGCAGCAGGGATAAAGTCTCGTGCTGTAACTTGTGGAGAGCTTCTGTTTATATCCCTAGACGCCTGAGTCAATAAGCCTGTTCTAGTTGCTCCAGCACTCTCTGCGCCTCTAGCTTGTAAGTTTTGTTGGAACGCGGCTTTCTGTGCCTTGTCAGCAGCAGGTACATTTTTGTCTGCCTTTTTAAACACGTTGTAACCGTTTGGGACAGCGATAGAAATTACTTGCTTATCGCCCGGTGGTGTCATTCCCATTAGGTCGTTCTTGTCGTTGATGAAATGAACAACGTCTCCGTTAGTTTTGAGGACAAACTGATCATTTGTTCCGCCGAGACCTTTGGCAGATGACAAGTGGCTACCACGTACGTAAACAACACCGTCTTCTATTTTGATCTGTCCTTTAGCCCTTTCGATCATTGCTTGAGCTTGTTCGTAAGCTGCTTGTTGACCTCTAGTTAAAGGCTGACCAGTAGATTCCATTTTCTTGTATTTGTAGTATTGCTCTATCTTTTGATAAGCCTGCTGCCTAGTGTTTTTAGTGGTGTACTTAGAGCTTTCTGTCATCTTGCTGATGAATCTCTCAGCAGCGTTCAGAGGTTTTCCAGACTCTTTGTTCACTAAAGTCTTATCCATAATTTTAGATAAGGCAGCAAACTCAACTAACTCGTTTTGTGTAAACTCTGTCTTCTCTGGAAAAAGTTTACGTATCTGTTGCATCCCATGGAAAAGAAAAGACGCTTCTGATGACTTACCCTTTAAAGTTTCTTTTGCAATATCAGAGAAAGCCGAAGGATTTCTGATAACAACTAGAGCATCGTCTACGCCTTGTGCTGTTTTAATTCTATCAACAACCGTGTCAATAATGTTATCGTCTAAAGTGATGTTGCTCTTTTTAAGTTGATTAGAGTTTTCAACGGCGCTCTTAACTGTTGCTGAATCTAATTTGCCCATAGCAACTGCTTGAAGATTTTCAAAGTCTTTTATAATACCTTTAGACTCTGCTCCTCTAGCGTAGTTGATCAGCTGTGTTTGATCTAGCTGACCCTCTACATAAGACAAGTCTTCTTTAAAAGCCCTAAGAAACTGATTGTCAGCGTCAGTCTTGTTTTGCTTTGACTTGAGCTGATTGAATTTAGCTATGCGTTCTTCTGTTATAGGTGCTGCGGCCCTACGAACAGCCATAGGAACGCCTTCTCTTCTAGAGGCAACTGCTCGCGGATTTAACACGTCTGCAACAGCTTGTGGTGCAGTAGAAGCAAGAGATGCAATCTGCCCAGCTGTTCCAGAACCATAAAAGTAAGGCTGTCTGTTGGGCGCTTCTAAGGACAACGCCTGAACGCTTCTCTTTGGAGCCTGTGCTGCTGTAGTAGCGGCTCTTGTTGCTGGAATAATGCTTCCTAAGTCAGCAGCGTACCCTAATCTCTTAGCCATGTCTGGATTTTGTTGTAAGTACTGAACAGCGGCTTTAGCAGCATCTGTGTTCATTACTTGATTACCTAAATCTCTAATTCCCTGTTTAACAAAATCAGGGGTAACAGAAGAAGCTGCAGACATAAACAACTCTGCAGGAACATCCGCAAACATCCCTACAGCATTAGCAGCCCCTTGAAGCATTTGGTCTCCAAGTCCTAACTCACCACGAGAGTACCGCTGAGATTGTCTAGCAAAGTCAGCTATACGCCTCTCGGCGTTTTGTCGCATACGAGTCAACATTCCGTCAGACACTTATTCTTCCTCTTCTGCTCTTGTTTCGTTAATCAAGTCAACCAGAAGTGCTCTGTCGGCCTTTAACTGTGACAAAACACCTTTGTCTTTAACGTAAGAACCTATCGCTTTATCCATAGCAGACAAAGTTGCTGCATAAAAACGAAGCCTGTTCTTTTTACTCATTGTTCTAGCGACAGCAAACAATGCAGCGCCTGATCCTGCACCTAAAAGAACACTTTCGGTTAGTATTTTTCCAGCAATGCCACCAGTTGCCACTAAACCTAAAGCAGTTCCGGGGAGCATCGCTCTTTGCTTAAGAGTTTCCCAAGATCTAGCAAACATATTGACACCTTCTTTTGCTCTTCCTTCACGCAAACGGTCTTTAGCTGTCAATAGGTTGTGCATTCTATCTAACAAATGATGAGTTTCGTCACCATCTGTAATGTTTTTAAGGGTTTGGTTAAGCACATTTCGTACGTGCTGTCCAGCTGCGCTTTTAGCTGACTCTACAGTTGGGTCAAATACTTTACGCTGCCCTGACACAAGAAACTTGTCAAACTCTCGTCTAACGTTTAAAAGACTAAGCGCATCTCCTTTGCTCTTTTGCAGCATTTCAAGAGCAACGGTCGCAAACTCTTTTGCTTTACTCTGTGCATCAGGACTCAACAGTTTATAGGCAGGTTGATTGCTAAAATCTTCAATGGTTGCAATCATGTCTGTTAAAACTGTGTCTAAATCAAATTTAGGGTTGCCAGATCTTTTTATGTGTGCAAGCAATTCTTTATCTGCCTGACTCACAGCTCCGTCAACCACTTGGTGATTATAAGTGTAAGACCTATTAGGGTCAATATCGTCTACAGTTTCTAAAACTAAATTGACAGTTTGTTCTTTTTCTGAAGGCACGTACACTTTCTTACGTGTTGGGCCTACCTCAATAACTTCTCCAGCCCCTTCAAAGTTATCTGGACGCATCATACGTAAGATGCCAGCTCTCATTTCTTCAATGTTATTTAAGTTGTAAGCAGCTTTAGCTTTTCTAGCCGCAGACTCTAGAGGAACTTGAGGTGTCGCTAGAATGCCTACATCAAGGGCAGTTTCTAATCTTTCTGCTAAATCTTTATTATTTTCTTTCCATTTAGCGTAGGCTTCGTATCCACTACTAAGAGCAGATAAAGCAGTAGAAACAAAAGGGGCGTCTTTAATCTCGTCCCATACCATTTCAGCACCAATTTTAACGCTCTCTGGTAACAGAACGCTAATAGAGTCAGACACAAGTTCACCGCCAGTGCGGGTCGCTTGTGAAATGCCAAGCATAGTAGCTTCGGCTGCGCTCAGAGAAGGCTCTAGTCCCATCTCACGACCCAGAGGTGTTTGCGGTTTAGCTCCACGTAAAATCTGAGCACGTCTCTCGTACTCTGATAAACCTTTAGAAAGAGTGTCAAGAGGCGAAAATTCTTGGTAGCGTTCTCGCACTTGCTCAGGAGACATTGACTGTTCTAAACGCTGACCAAAAGAAGGCGTTACTTCTGGTTCTGGCTGAGGAACAACAGAGTCGTCAAATGCTCCTTGTGCCTCTAGCTCTTGAAACTTTTGGCGAACTTCTTCTTTAGGAAGTCCTCTCCTTTTAGCTTCAGCAATAAATTCTTCTCTAGTCATTGGCTTCCCCAAAGAGTTTCGAAGTCTGAACCGCCTGTAGTCATTTCAGGAACTTTAATTGCGGGGAAGAAAGTCAACACACCGCCTTGTCCTTCTCCTAAACCAGCCCTAACATCTTCTCTAACCTGATTGTATTTATTTATCTTGTTTACAGCACCTTTTCTTAGCTGTTCAAGTAGGTATTTTAGAGAGCTTGCATCAGCGGTTATGTCAGCGCCTACTACTTGTTTTGAGAACTTTAAGTCAGCGTCTGACAAACCTGTACCAGAACCTAAGTTAGTAATGTAATCAGCAACACGAGTTGCGGCCATTGCAGCGTAAGTTTCAGTGTCTGTTATGCCATCAAGACTTGATAGGTCAGCACCAAACGCTTTAGCGTATCTACTTACGTTTAGTTTTACTTCTGCTAGAGCACCGCTGAACATCTGATCAACTTTAGGGAGAGACTGATCAATGGATCTGATTGTTTCTTCAGCCTTGACTGCTTTATCTTGTAGATCAGTAAAGTTCTTTGCACCTACTTTAGCTAACTCAGCGCCCATCTGAGAAGCAACTTGCTCTACTCGTTGGACTTGAGGAGGTGCCTGCTGAAGATCAAGAGAAGCAGGACTAACCCAAGATTGAGACTCCTCAGAATAAACGTTACCAAATTCGTTTACTCGATAGCCTTTAATATTTCCAGTACTATCCATCCAAGGCTCAATATTACCCTTCTGACCACCAATTACAGCATCAAACTCAGTATCAGAAACTTTGTCTAGGCCCATCTGTTTAAACTGTTGAGGCGTAATACCAGCTGCCTTAGATAAAGACATACGAACAGCAGGAGTCTGCGTAGGTAATTTTTTAATCTGTTGAGCCCGAAGATCCTTAGCAATTCCTCTCAAAGATTCTTCATCAGTTGTAGCTCGTACATTTGCAGCTACTTCAGGTAATCCCATACCTTCTGCCATAGTAGCAAGAGCTTCTTGACGATTAACAAGAGCTTGTTTTGCAGCAACATTTTGAGTAACTTTTTGAGCCATTTGTGCTAACTGCAGAGCTTGTGTTTCCATGCCCGGAATTTTAGCTAACTGTTGAGCTACCTGAAGCATCTGAGCAGGGTCTTGGCTAGCTGCAGCTTGAGTCATCTGAGCTATTGCGTTTGCTCTATCTTCAGCAGCTCGTCGAATACCCGGAGCAGCTGCTTGGCTTTGTGCCGCCGATCCTAAACTTTTTGAAAAACTAGGCTGTAGCATCCCACTGATGAATGCCTGTCCAAACTTAGCCATCTGTATTCTCCTTAAGCGTTCCGGTTAACGTTCAACAAGCCTGCGCCAACTTGTCCTAAGACATCGGCTTGACCGAGAGCAGATGACAATAGTGCTTCTAGACCGCCCATAGCAGCTTCTCCGAACAAACCAGCACCTTGGAACTGCGCTTGCTGCGACAGCTGAGGATAGAGCTGAGTAGCTTGCTGCATATTCAACAACTGAGACTGCGGTGTATAAGCACCGGCCAAGAACTGTTGACCCAACTGAGACTGCTGCATTTGCTCAGCCTGAGCTTGCTGCATAGCCATCAGAGCAGCTTGGTTCTGAGCCTGTGTCTGAGCTTGAGCCATCGCTAACTGCTCAGGAGTACCGCCATACTGTGCTGTCTGTACACCTAAGCGTCCCTGTGAAGCCAGACGCTCTTCTAGAGCCAGCCGTTGACGCTCTTCTTCAGGTGTCTGCATAGCTCTAATGCGTCCGTAGATGTCTGCTTCCCTAGCTCCTGTAGGCATCATTGCCTGTTCAAACATAGAACCTGCGCCACCCATGAGTTGAGACTGTAGTGCAGCCTCTTGTGGTGACAAACCAAAGGCGGCTTGTAGATTGCCGTACTGGTCAGGAGTTACACCAAATGCACCGCCCATAGTAGAACGTACAGTGTAAGGCTGAAAAGCAGTCTGCTCAAGGCCCATCTGAGCAAGATCCATAGCGCCGGGAATGTAACGTCCATCAACGTAAGTCCCTGCTACTGCCTGTTCTCCAACGTCTTCTAGTCGGTTGTAAGCAGTGTTTGCTAAGGCTAAGCCAGCTGCTTGAGACGCTGCATCAGCAGCAGTGCCAAAGATAGTTTCAAACAAACTAGGCATTAGTAAGTACCTCCATCAATAGTACCCGCCTCAAGAGTGCCTGTTACTGTTGCACCTCCTGAAACAGCAAGCGTAGCAATGGTGGTAGTACCTGTGAAGGTAGGGCCAGCAATGTTAGCTTTGGTTGCGATAGCTGTAGCGATATTAGAGAACTCAGTATGAAACTCCGTTCCCTTAATAATCTTGTTAGCGTCACCACTAGGCAAGCTATCTTTGTTATTAAAGTAGGTTGTGATTGTGTAGTCACTCATTATACTGTTTTCCCTATAAGTGCTAGAACGTTAAACTCCTGAATGGATATTGGTTGACCGTTGACCTGTGCTTCTAAGCCAACAGTCACAACTGAGCCATCGCCATTAGCGTTGACGTTGATCTTTGAGATGTTAGTGCCAGAGGTAAACTCTGCAACAGTAAACTCGTCGTCTTCGTTGAAGTACGCAGGATACTGAGCGTCAACATCAATAAACGCAGTCTTCACTGCTTCACCGAAGTCGTAGCTCCACTTGATACTTACCTTGTACCCAGCCCCGTTAATAAGCGTTGGCCTAATCTTTTTAAGAATCTTAAGCCTCGTCGGATCGCCGAACGTAAGCGCAGGACTGGCGTACTTAAACTGGTATGGTGAAGCATTATCAAGATACCCGCTGTAAGTACCAATGCCATCACCAGTACCAATGTAAAGAGTTCCATCATCTTTTCTGTCATAAGCAGTAAAACCTGAACCAACCCAGCGTGTAACTCGATAAGACCCATTCTCTAGTTGCCCCCTCAAGTCAAAGCAGTAAGTGATATCAGAGCCAGGGAACGTTATCAAGTAGAAATAATTCTCTGGGCTGTACACAGATGCAGTAGGCTCAGAGCGGCTCTGGATCTGCTGAATCAACTCCTGCTTAATGTTACGGCTCAAGTCAGTCAGAGGCATAGACTTTTCTTGAATCGTTCTAGCGAAGCCTCGTAAGCCTGAGTGAGACATAAACAGTACATCAGTACCGATGTGTTGAATACTGTTGCGGCACACGCAACCAACGCCAGCTACAGTATCAGCGAGAACCATAGAAGCTGGAGATTCTGCACCTTCGTAAACAATGATGCTGTGGTTGCCGAAGATAATTAACAAACCGTTGTGTGCTGCTAGAGCACGAATACTGTCAGCACCGTCAGGCCACACCTTAGAAATGTCAATAGATCCGCTAGTGCCGCCACTAAAGTCAACACCATCAAGCAAGTCAGACCAGTATATTGTGTTAGCATCTGTGGCGTTGTCAGTCACCCAGAGTCTGCCGTAAGCAGCCAGAGCCTCGTGTCCGTACTGAGCTGAAGTAACAGACGCACCAGATACGCTAGACATTTTAGTCACTGCGCCGAGGCTGTTACTGTACACCAGTGGTTCATAACCGCGCTGGAAGAAGTAACAACGATCGTTAAAGTCTACAATCTTCCAGTTGTCTGCAGTGATGGTGTAGGAAGCAGGAGTTGCGTCAACAAGCGTAGTAGTGCCTGTCATTATCTTGTTGTTGCCAGCACTAAAGACAACCTCGTTACCTGCGCTGTCTTCAAAGTAAAACACCTTCTTGATCTTGTCAGAGCCAAGCTCAGTGGCATCAGTGGTGTTAATATCCACACCCTTACGTGCTGCTAACTGTCCACGCTTGTCTATGATAGCGTTGTCGGCAGTCTCAGCATAGGCAGTATCCTGCGCCAGAGGAGAATCTTCAGTGTTGATTCCCTTGAACGCAGGTGATACTAGGTTAATACTTTGAAGAGGCTGGGCCATTAAACGTAACTCCAGATAGTTTCTTCAGGGTGTTTAGCAGCATCAATAGCAATGGCGTCACTGAGGAACTTATCAGCAATGCTAAAGTACTCAGCAGCCGATGTACCACCTGTTTCGCCACGCTCACGAGCTAACAGAGCAACAGCTAGGTGGATCACAGGAGCAGCAGGAACAACCATATCGTCAGCATCGGCAGTCAAGTCATCGTCAGGAACAACAGCGTTGAAACGGATGAGGTACTCAGCGTCCGGCTTAGGGTAAATGTCAATCTGTGTATCACCGCTAGGGTCAACACCGTTGAACGTGTAGTACTGAGGTGCGCCCTTGAGCACAGGCTGGATCAAGTACTTTTCGTTGAACCAGTGCTGCGGACGATACTCCATGAACTCATTAGTGGTGTCGTTAATAACGTCAAGTACTTTTAAACGGTTCTGGCTGTCAGTCAAGACATAGTTAAATACGTCATCAACAGTAGTCACAGTCATAGTCAAGCGTACTGCTGACCAGTCCCATGCGTTCTCAACCATGCGCTTAGCATCGTTAACAAAGTCACCAACCATCTTGCTGTAGGTAGTGTCCTGTACAGAGCTTACTTCCTCTTCACGGAGCCTTCGTAGTACGTTGTTTACAACTTCTAAATATGTCATACTATTTTCTCAAACATTCCATTTAGGGATAAAGGGCTTTGACTCGTAGTAGGTAAGTTTCTAGAGAACAACCCATCTAGTGCAGCAACGTAATCTTTCTTTGGCGTTGGTCGTATTCCCGGAATAGAAACTGGAGTGTACAGATTAGTATCAACTTTAATAGGCTTCCAGTCTACATTAATTCCTGACCCTGATGCTGAAGGTAAGTCTATGTCTTCGCATAATCCTAGTTCATTAAGAACTTGACCTTCGTCACACGGATTATAATCAAACTCAGGTAAGTCAACACAGACTCCTAGTTCATTAAGAACCTGACCCTCATCACATAGGTCATCTTCAATCTTAGGAAGATCTACGCAAACTCCCATTTCATTTAGTATCTGGCCTTCGTCGCACAGATCATCCTCAATCTTAGGAAGATCTATGTCAACACAGACGCCCATCTCATTGAGTATCTGTCCTTCATCACACAAGTCGTCTTCAATCTTAGGCAGATCAGGCACACACTTCTGTAGCAGCTCGCTCCAAGATTCTCCCTCAAGACACTCAGGTTTAGGGATTTCTAAATCTATAGGCTCTCCATCAACTTCAGGAAGACGGCCTGTTACTACCCATCTACCGCTTTCGTCTTGCTCTATTCCCCAGTCGCCTTTTTTAAACTGAAACTCTGGGAACTTCTCTGTAAGCCAATTAAAAAATACATCTGGAGTGCCGGGAAGAGTAAAGTCAATGTCGCCACCGGCTTTGAAGTAATCAAAAGCCATGTTAAGTAGGTCTGACTCACTCACACCGCCATCAACGGCTGCTTGAAACGCTGTTTTAAAAATAGGATCAAAGGCTTCTACAGGTATGTTAGAGTCGCCCTCGCGGAACCAGTTATCTATGTCAACAGTATCGCCGTAAGTGTTACGCAGCCACTCTTGCATCTTAGTGCTAGACCATCCGCTTATAGCACCTCCTACCATGTTTGCTAGATCAGAGCCTGTTACAGTTCCATTGACAACTCCCTCAAGGATTCTAGCAGTCTGTTCGTAGCTCATGCCAGTCTGACCAGCTAAGTCCCAGATGGCGTTATCTAGGTCTGTCCCAGCTAGTTCTCCAGCAATAGCTGCGTTTGCTAAAGCGCCAAAGCCTCCCGTAAGAGCAGCCTGAGCAAGTTTAGTTGGGTCAACTTCTCCATTAACAATAATCTGGCTTAGAGCAGAGCCTGTTGCTCCACCAATAGCCCCGCCTAAGAAACCTCCACCAAAGGCATTGGCTGCAGCAGGGCCAGCAATAGCACCTACTAAAACAGCTCCCCCGAGTTTAAGATAATCCATAAACTCAACTTGAGGAGTTTTGTAGGTCTTAACGTAAGCGTAACCGTTCCACTTAAATATGTCGCCGTCTTCGTTTCTGTATACGTCTTCTACGCCGTAGCTGTTACGAATACCTTGCCACTGTTGTTGGAAACCTCCGAGAACATCACCAAGTTCTGCGTCTATCTGTGCTTGTACTTCATCTGGTCGAAGACCGTTGGCAGCGCCTAAGTAAGCAATTTGACGTGCCCTTTGCTCTGCAGCCTGATATTCTGGAGAGTTGACAAGCGTATCAACTTCGTTTACGTAACTCATGTACTGATCAAAGCTATCAAACTGTTGCTTTGTAACGCCCATGCCTTGTTTGGCGTCCCACATCTCACGCAACTCAGCTTCAGTTACCCAAGTCTGTATACCTTCATCACCAGATAAAGCACCATAGCTGTAAGTCATTCCAGTAGTAGGATCTTCATCCCACGTACCAGAGCCTCTTCCTACGTCTCCTAATTCACGAGCAGGATTAAACCGATAAAGTCTCTCACCTTCTTCGTTGTAGTACAGACCGTCTTCGCCTAAAATTACACCAGCATCTGCTTCAGCATAAGCAGCTTCAAAATCTTCTGCGCTTACAGACTGGAGCGGATTAGTTATAACCCCAGATCCATAATCGTAAGTTACGGTATCATCAGCCGTAGTATCAGTGAAGATGTCTAACTCAGCCATTTATCAGCCCTGATTCTGAACGTACTGAAGAAGACCTGTCTGCTCTGAGATAGAAGCAGGATTAACAACTAGAGGCGGTAAGTAACCTAAACGTATAGGAGCAACACCAAATCTAGGACTCGTCATCATTCCTTGTGGTATGTAAGTTGGGGCAGTCGTGGCAGCTGGAGTGGCAACAGAGGCTGCTGGAGTAGACGAGAACAGATTGACTAGGTTTGTTAGACCTAGATTATTTAAAAGAGCGATAAAGTCTTGATTTGCTAAAAGCTCTTGATAAGCTGCGGCTTGTGCAGCCTGTTCTTCTGCAGCAGCTTGCGCTTCTACAGCAGCCTGTGTTTCTGCGGCGACTTGCTCTTCTGTAGCAGTTTCTTGCGTACTCCCAGTTGTTGTGCCTTGAGTTGCTGTTTGTGTTGAGCCCAAGAGCTGTCCAAATCGGTTTTGAGAACCTGCAGATCCTGAAGATACGTTAGACCCGCCAAACGTCATCATGGGATTGCTAGGGCCAGTCGGAGGAAACGCTTCTTCAACGCTCATCTCTCCGCTTTCAACAGCAGCAAGCAAACGATCAGTAGCACCGTATGTCATGCCCATCCGTTGGTGCTGCTTTTGAATCTCGTATAATTCTTGAGACGTTGCCATTACTTCTTCCCCTTCAAAGCCATCAGTTTGTCAGCACCACGTACACCAAAGCTCGCTGTCACTGCTGTAAATAACAAGTACTGGTACCACGTAGGTAGCTTGTCTAGCTCTCCAAATGCGTAACCAATACGTTCAATAATGTCCATGTCGTTCATACCAATGCCCCACATCAGAGCTACAATCGGTGCAGACAACAACAATGTAAACCACTCATCTTTCCAGCTAGTAGCTGAAGCAGATGCCATGAGCTGTTCCCAAGACGCAGTGTTCTGTATTACCTGCATCCTAGCTGTGTGCTTAGCTTGTGCCTCATCACGCTTGTTGCCTAGCCACGTTTTGGCTAAGTCAGCAATGGGTGCAATCAGCGCAGTCCACATAATTTAACGCGCCATGTACACAGCTATTGAAATAGCAGCACTAGCGAGTATCCAGAACAAACGCTCGCCGTTAGCAACAGTCTTGCTGTTCATAATTACTTTTTCAGATACCGCACGAAGATCATCTTCCTGTTCATCCAAACGCTTTTCAAAACGATCAACACGTTTAAACAACGAAAGCATTTGTTCTTCAACACGGACAATGTTAGATACAGCTTCAGCTAACTTGTCTAGCTTCTGCTCAATACGATCAAGCCGATGTTCTTCTACCACGTTCATATCCTTATTACGGCGTACCGCTCTCAGTTACAGTGCCAGAGATAATCAAGTCACCGTTGTTGTCAATTGACATAACAGCGGTGCCGCCGTAACGAAACTCAAGCTGATCGCCTAGCTCTGTAGCAGTCCAGTTAGTACCAATCTGTACCGTGTTGAACGATGACGTACCAGATGACGTTACGTTACCTGTCACGTTACCTGTGA